AATTACAGACAATGCCTGTTTGAGGTAATTAACCCTGCGTTGCAGGCATTCGCCAAATATCTCTTCCTTGTCAGCGGCTTTTAAATGAGCATCCAGGAAAAGCATTTTTAAAGCAACTCCTGAGAATACACCCAACCCTTTCATTTGCTCAAAAGAGATATCCGGAGTATGGGTAAACGTGTTGATGTACTTAAACAGGTTGTCAATTTCCATCTTGATGGATTCCGGAGCACTGTCATAAGTAAGGTAACTTACTTTGGCCCCGTTCTTTCCCTGCAATACTTTGCCAGTTTCACCTTTTTTGGAAAAGCCTTCTATATCTCCCTCTGCAAATACAATCGGGCTTCCTGAATAATCATTGGTGTCTGCATGGTTACTGGTGATCACTTCCAAACGTTCAATCAAAGGCTGCACATCCTCCCATTCTGTTAATGGCTGGCAGTAGTAGATAACAGGGATCTTTTTTATGATGTTTGGTATGCTTTTAAACCCCAAAGAATACACGCCTGCTGCATCAGCAAATAACCAGGCGCTGTTTTCGTTTTTAGAGTAGTAGATATTATCCGCTGTGTACACATCGAAATGATCAACATCTTTTCCTTTTGAATCTTTGATCTTATAGGCCCTGCCAAAGGCTACCAGGTCTCCATATTCATCAAATACCGGGTAAAGTACATCTCCATTGCAATTTGATAATACTTTCATAGATAGCTTAAATTTCCCTGTTACATTCGTTCCATCCCAGTAATCAGCATCGGCGGCTTTGGTGTACCATAATTCAGCCGAATGGCGCTGGCTCATTGTTTTCTTTGCAATGGATTTAAACTTATAATCCAGCTTGTTGTCCTCCCAGGTCTTTTCAATAGCTGCCCACATATTTTCTTCAACGGTTCCCTTTGGAGTAGATTGCAATTCCGGTAATCCCAGGAAAGAAGCAGCTACCAAAACGATTTTCTTTTGAATAGGCAGCGGTAACCTTGCAACCGGAACAATGCTTTCAGGTCTGCCCTCTTCATCTTTTATGAACTTATCAGGACGCTTTGTAGCATCGGCAATAGCATGCTGCTACAATGCAGTTCTAAAGCAGATTTGCACCTGTTCATATCTTCTGATTGCATTAATTCTAAAACGTCTTGTAAGTTCATGGTGTTGGTTGTTTAGTATAAATAAATGGATTTTCAGTAAAGAGAGAGACTGGAGGCATGCCAATGCCTGTGATTGAAAGATAGATGGCCCGCCCGTTGTTTATGGCCTCAATGTCTTCCTTTGATGGTTGCCATTTAGAAATTATTACAGGCAAACCATCAGTTGTATGACCTTGCCAAACACTAAGGCTTGAACATTCTTCATCTGTCATGCATTCAGGCTTATTGAATATTTTATTTGATTCATCGAAATGTACTGGTAGCATAGTGTTGTATTTTTATCTGAAATAACCTGTTTGTAATTTTTTGGGGATTCCTTTATGTTCTGTAATCACATAACGCCATGGATCAATTAAGTGGTTAAAGTCATCCAGCGGCTCATCTGTTTGCTGCTCGTTTTTATCAGTCGCATATACCCAGTTAAAAATCTCGTTCCATAAATCTTTGCTTTCTTCAACTGCAAAAAGATTCATGGAAATCATAAGTCCTATACCTGCTTTAATGGATCCAATTCCCTTGATGGCAGGTACCACATGAAAACCTTTATTTAGCCTTGGGTAAAGATTGAATGTTTCAGGTGGCAATTCATCCTTGCGCCATCCTGATTTTAACCGTTCAATGGTCTTTGGTTCAGCGCTGTCTGCGACGATCTTATCTGAGTCTCCCAATTTTAATTCACAGTACTTTTTACCAATGCTTACTGTATCCATTGGCAGGCAGTTGATCTGCCTGCAGTAGCAGTTGTTTTTATCAAACTTTACCCCTACTAAACCTGCAGGTGAAGAAGTTCCAAAGTCCTGGCCATACACCTCTTTAAAAGGTAGGGCCATGTATTCAGCCAGTTTTAACGATTTTACTTTGGTTAATATCTGGCCCTTTCGGCCTGTGCTTGCATAACCTTCAATTGCTGTGTATGAGTAATGAGGATTGTATTCATTGCTCATTGGATCACCATAAGCCTCATACCGTCTTATTACATGCTCCGGTAGGTAAGGGTTATCCCGGTATGAACATTGGATGCACATAAACCCGGGAAGCACTTTGGGAACTATTTTAAAATAACCATCCAACTTAAGCCCTGATTTATCATAAGCCTGCTCCAGGTTAAAATACCGTTTAATGATCCAGTGGTTAACATCAGGGGTATTTAAAATGATTATTACGACAGATCCTTTTTTCCTCAAAGAATCATGAAATGTGTTGAACTTATCCACATCCCGGATATCTTCTGCTTCTTCAATTACTGCTATGTCAATGTTGGATGATCCTTTAAGATTTGAACGCTTCTTGGTATCACTTGCCCGGAATCCTTTTGTAAATACCAGCATTTCGCCGGTTTCCCGGTCCTTTATGCCTGTATCCAGCCTTTCAGTAGAAAGAGACAGGTGGCCATATTCATTGGCAGCATCGTATCGATTAAGGATATCATTTAGAATGGACTCCCGGATTAACTCTTTTTCATCTCTCAGTATAATGCAACGCTTTTTATCGATGGCTGCACTCTTTGCAATAAACTTACTTACTTCATAAGTCTTACGGCCTCCACGGCCTCCGATACAAACCACAACATTGATATCAGGAGGTAATTCATACAGGATGCGGAATTTTCCAGCATCTTCTATGACTATTGATTCAATTTCTGCGATCATTTAAAAGTTATTGTTGCTTTAGAGAAGTCAATAATAGGATTGTCCTTATCGCCTTTAAGCTTGATGGAGGTTTCAGGATAGCTGCCACGCTTTTTATAAATCAAATCAATTGCTTTGCATAATTCACCTGGTGTAACATCTCTTAATACCGTTCCACCATTTATCCATTCCTGAACTTTTATACCTCCGCCTGCAATCTTACATAAAATAACCTCCAGCTCTAAATCGCTTTTTAAGCCTTCTTTCATGGCTTCTTCAGTCATTTCCTTAGTAGCAGCTAACCTTGCTTCTTCTGCTACCTTTTGACGTCTGGAAACCGCTTCCTTTGCGGCTTTTATCTCGTTATCTATTGTCCTTGCAGACAGTTTGCATGTTTTTGAAAGTTTTTGCAATATTTTCTTTCGTTCCATGCCCCTGTAAAGCATTTCAGCAATATCATTGATCCTTTTTTGCTTGGAGGAAACTTTTGCGCCGGCCATAACCAAAGTTATTTAAAATAAATAATTCTAATTGAAAAAAATATTACGAATCAAACTTAGGATATTGCCCAAACACCTGAAGAGTAGCTATTTCAGAATCTTCCTGCTCATCGCTTTTTAATTCCAGGCTTACACTCTCCCCGGTGCACAATACTTTTTTATGCTCACTGTCTACCATACAGAAACCTGCTGATACAGGGTTTAATGATTTGAAGGTGGAATGCTGTATATCCCGGGAGAAGATTACCACTGCATTGTTCTTCAGGCGTATGAATTTTAATAGGTTGTTTGGCATGGGTTCAATATTTTTTACCATGCATTTTTTCTCTGCTGGCATTGTAACGCATCTTTGCTTTTATGTGAGCCTCCAAATCAATACCCTTGTGTGCTGCTAAATCCATCACTCGGATCATTATATCAGCCAATTCATCTTCAAACGTGTTCTTAACCCGTTCTCTAAAATGAGGCTGAAAATCGGCATCACTAACCCAGCCGTTTACTGCCTGAATATTAGTTTTGCAGTAATCATTCTTTCTGTCAGCCTCACAAGCTTCTGCAACCTCCGTCACAATGAGCATCAACATTTCACCAATGTTTTTTTCCTCATCAAAAAAGCCTTTATCAATAGCGTTTTGATGTATTTTCTTTGCCAGTTCGTTTATCATACTATAGTTTTTATTTTACGTAATAATCTTCCAATAACATTCACCTGCATGCCACTTTCAAACTCTA